AAGAGAATGTAGTTTTAGGATACAACTAAGAAACCGGTGTGACAAAAAAGGGAGCATATGCTCCCTTTTTCATTTCTAATTACAAGAATTAGATTGCAGTACCGGTTAGGTTAGTAACCTTAACGCGACGGTAGTAGACGTTAGCGTTAGCAGTAAGAGCACCAGCACCCTTAACTCCGCCTTGGGCGAATGGGGAAGCGATCAGACCGTAACGAGTCTTGAAGCCAATCTTCGGTTGGAACGAAGTATCGTCAACAGCGCGGTACATGGTAAGCGGAACGTATGGGCAGTAGAACAGACCAGCGTCGTAGCTTGAAGAACCCTTATAACCAACAACGAAGAAGTTGCCAGTTGCGTACGGGTCAATGTAAACCTTGTAGCGGCCGTTCAGAACGCCAGCGAAGGTGTTGCCGGTATCGTCAACTTGAAGGTTGGTCGAAAGAGCAGGGGTGTAATCAAGCATACCAGCCATGACAAGAGCCGAAGCAACGTCAGACGAGCAGATGATCATGTTACCCTTACCACGACGAGTTTCTTGAGCGATACGGTTAGCTTCACGTTCGATTTGGAACAGAAGACCCTTGAACTTTTCAACAGCCCAACGACCGTTAGAATCGGTATCAAGGTCGAATACACCAGCAGTTGTCAGGTCGGTGTTCTGAGCACCGATCTTAGCGATCGAGTAAACAGTACGGATAACTTCGCGGTTGATTTCTGCAAGAATTTCGCTAGACAGAATGTTAGCAAGTTCTTGTTCAGCATCAAGACCGTGAATAGCCTTAAGATCCTGAGCAAGTTCAACCGAATACTTTGCCTTCAGAGCACGGCTCTTAGCAGTAACGGTCAGCTTTTCGATCTCGAAGCCCATTTCTGGGAATGCAGGGTTACCATCGGTACCAAGGATTTCTGCGTCAGCAGTTGCCTTACCAACACCATTGGTGTAAGTACCTGGAACAGCATCATTCAGAACCGAAGGATCGGTGCCAGCGTGAGTACCGGTACCAGAGAAGTCAGAATCAGCTTCGTTGTAGAAAGCTTCTGCACCAAGAGCATTACCGGAAACATAGTTGGAACGCATAGCGAAGATCAGACCGGTTGGACCGTTCATTGTCTGAACACCACAGATGTCGTAAGCAACAAGGTTAGGCATTGCACGACGAACCAGCGAAATCAGGATCGGGTCGTACTTGGAGACGTTAGCAGTAACGTTAGCTGGTGCGGTGTCTTCAGTTAACGCTTCAGCTTGAGTAGACATAGCGTCTCTTTGGTTCTCAAGCAATTGAGCGGTAACTAAACGACGGTGAGCATCCTTGATTGCAGGCATATCAGCGTGTTCAAGGACTGGTGCCCACTTCTTGATTAGATCGGACATTTAAGATTCTCCTTAAGAATTTATTGTTATGCAATAAGCTTTAACAATTTTATTTATAAACAACAGAATTTCACATTAACGATTAGAGAATCGCGATAGTGATTCAACAAGGGCAGCCATTTCAGGATCGGTCTTTGTTACGACTTCCTCTGACTCTTGAACGTTGGCCGGTGTAGCATCTTCAACAAGGGCGGACGTTGTTGTCGACTTTACGCTTTCACCTACATAACCTTCAGCAAGAATTGCTAGTTTTGCAGAGAAAGATTCTTCATCTGCAAAATCTAAACCTTCGGAAAGTTCGCGAATCTTTGCAGCTTTTGTTTCAGTGAGATCACGCACGAACGATTCAATAACCAGCTTCTTTTGAAGTTGAGCAACTTGCTCTTCAAGGGAAGCGGTCTTTGCTTGTTCTGCTTGATACATTTCAAGAATTTCTTCGCCAGTTTCGATAGCAGCTTCGTACATATCGGTCTTAGCTTCTGGCATTTCAACATAATGGTCTTCGAAGACAGCCTTCATCTTTTCCATGAAAGATTCAGCAACTTGCAGACGGATACCTTGTTGAATAGCAAGAGCATTTTCTTCAGCCCATTCAGCAACAACTGTATTTAGGTATGCATCTACTTGCTCATCAAGTTGAGCAACGTGTTCTTCGATCTTAGTGCTGATAACATAAGCAGCATAAGAATTGATCTTATCAAGATGTTCTGCAACTACGTCGTTAACGACAGCTTCGAAAATGTCAACGGCTTGAGCACGGAACTCTTCGGTAAGTTCTTCTTGTGATTCCATAAGATCGGCGATCTTAGAGATGTCAACCTTATACTCGGTACCTTCAAACATCTTAGCGGAAACTTCTTCAATAGCTTGCTTAGTTGCTTCAAGAACTTCAGCGGACTCTTCCGATTCTTCACCGTAAGTGTTACCTTGAACTTCAGTACCCTTACCCTTTTGCTCAGCAGCAACAGGATCACCAATTTGAGTAGCGGACTTTTCACCACCTAGCTTACCGTCTTGGTTACCGCGCATACCTGCTTTCGCATTACCGTTTGTACCATCGGTGTTTTGGACAGCAGCGGCCTCGACCTTATCAGCAG